TTTTCAAATGGTAGGGACATTGGCACATGAATACAAGCACTTCCTGCAATATTGCAGCGGAGAGGAATACGCTGAGGACCAGGCGGAGGAATTTGCAAGAAAGGCGGTGGATGCACTTTGCAGATGAAAAAGGAATATCAGGATCATTTGAGAATCATAGAAGAACGGATCAGCGAGGAAGGACTGCTTTGCCAGTTGGCGGAGGAAGCGGTAGAGCTGGCGCAGGCCCTTTCGGCATACGAAGAAGCCAGAGAGGAAAGCAGCCGGCACCTGCGCACCTATAACGCTTTTTTCGATTCGCCTTCTGCGGAATGGGGGCAGATGCGGGAGGAAACGGCCGATGTAGGGCTTGTGATCGAGACGATTTTAGAGTGCCTTTATGATAAAAAGGAGAAAAGAATATTTTCTTCCATTTCTGAAACCATGGCAATGGTGGCAAAGCAATGTGCGGAAGGGGAAAAGCGGAAGACATTGCAGAGAACCAGTCTGGAATTGGCAAAGGCGGCCTTAAAGCTGAAACGGGCAGCGGGGACGGAAAACAAACCCGTCATTTCCAAGGAGGATGCCAGAGAAGTATTGCTTTGCAAGGCGGCGACCCTGCATGCACTGGCGGATGCCCTGTTTACGGAAATGGAGCAGGAGGAAATACAGAGGATCAAGGCGGAGAAGGCACAAAGGTGGGTGGAACGGATGGACGGCTCAACCTCTGATAGAGGAAATCTTTTTTCCTAGCGGAAAAAACCGCTAACTTTCGCCAGCACAAAGCACCTTACACAGCCTGCGCTGTACGTTCGTGCTTTGTGAACGCTGGCTCAACCGCTGATAGATAAGGAGAGGATGAAGATGCCGAAAAAATACTACTGGATGAAATTGAAAGAGGATTTTTTTGAGGATGATACGATGGAATGGCTGGAGGATCAGCCAAACGGGAAGGAATATGCCCTATTTTATCTCAAGCTATGCTTAAAGGCATTAAAAACGGATGGAATATTGATCCGCACGGTAGGGAATATGCTGATCCCCTACGATGCAAAAAAATTAGCAGAGATCACAAGGACGGATTTTGACACAGCGGTGGTTGCAATGGAGGTGTTTCAGCGGATCGGGCTGATTGAAATACTGGACAACGGGGAAATATATGTATCCTCTTTGAAAAATATGGTGGGCAGCGAGACATCAAAGGCGGCTTCCATGCGGAGGCTGCGGGAGGAACGCAGAGAGGAAAGGGAGGGTAACAATGTTACCCCAGCGTTACCAAACTGTTACACAGAGAAAGAGATAGAGATAGAGAAAGAAAAAAATAAAAAAGAAACCGTCGGCACAGCCGACAGACCCACCCCCAAACGCTTTACGCCGCCGACCCTGGAGGAAGTGCAGGCCTATTGCAATGAGCGGGGCAATCGGGTGGATGCCCAGCGGTTTCTGGATTTCTACGCAGCCAAAGGCTGGATGATCGGCAAAAACAAAATGAAGGACTGGAAAGCGGCTATCCGCACATGGGAGCGGCAGGAAAAGCAGGATGCAGAGGGTTCTGAGGGGCAGAGGGTTGCCCGCGGACAAGGTGCAGCGGCGGAGAATGCAGCCCTTTTGGAGCGGCGGCGGCTGATGATGGGGGGATAACATGGAGGAGCTGAAAGGATTACACAACGAAGCCGCGGAACAGGCGGCTCTGGGCTGTATGTTTCTGGACAAGCAGGCGGCAGCCCAGGGGAAAGGCTCCCTTGCCCCGCAGGATTTCTACACGCCCCTCTACCGCACGGTTTTTGAAGCCATGCAGGCGGCGGAGGCCGTGGACGTGGTGACGGTTTGGAACGGGCTGCAAAAGGCAGGCAAGGCGGAGCAGGTGGGCTTGGATATGCTGGCAAAGATATCCGCCAGTGTGGGCAGCAGCGTCAATCTCCGGTACTACATAGAGGAGCTGAAACGGCTGTCTTATCTCCGGCGGGTGGTGCAGGCGGGACAGGAGCTGATCCAGGCGGCATACCGGCAGGAGGACAGCAGCATTGCGAAAGCCCTGACTGCCTTGCAGCAGGACGGCTACGGCACGGGAGAGCCAAAGACCCTGGCGGACGGCATGGCGGCGTTTATCACCAATCTGGCGGAGATCAGAGCCAGCGGGAAAAGCATCGTGGGACTGCCCACGGGGTTTGTTGATCTGGATGCTATGCTGGGCGGGCTCAGAAACGGCAGCTATTATATTTTGGCGGCCAGACCCAGCATGGGGAAAAGCGCGCTGGCTTTGGATATTGCCCGCAACGTACAAAAGACCCTGCAAAAGCCGCAGGAACGGGTTGTTCTCTTTTCTCTGGAAATGAGCAGGGAGGAGCTGGGGAGCCGTGGATACACGGCGGAATACATGATCGACAACAGCCGCTTTGCCGTGGGGAAGAACGACACCGAATGGCTGCGGACGCTGCAGCAGGTGGAGGAAAACAGCGAAGCCTTTGAAAAAGGAGCGGGACGCATTGTCATCAACGACGAAGGCGGACAGAGCATGGAGCGGATACGGGCGTATTGCCACGGGCTGAAAACAAAGGGCATTGACATCCGCATGGTGGTGATCGACTACTTGCAGTTGATCGCTGTCAAGGGAGAGAGCCGCACCCGAGAGATCGGCGAGGTAAGCCGAGGCCTGAAGCGTCTGACGAAGGATTTGAACTGCCCCCTGCTGGTGCTTTCCCAGCTTTCCCGCCAGTGCGAAAACAGACCCAACAAACGCCCCGTTCTTTCCGACCTGCGGGACAGCGGGGACATTGAACAGGATGCGGATGTGGTGCTGTTTCTCCATCGGGAGGAATATTATTCCCGTGATACGGAGAAAAAGGGACAGGCGGAGATCAATATTGCGAAGCAGCGGAACGGCCCCACGGGGACAGTCGATCTTTCCTGGATCGCCGGCAGCACCACCTTCCGCAATTTTGCGCATTTCTGCAAGACCAGGGAAAAACCGCCCAGAGAATGGAGCTGATGGGACATGGGCTTAAGCGATACGGCGAAAAACCTGCGGGAGCAGGCGGCGTCCCCCGAGCTGCGGTGGCTTCGGGAAATGCGGGCGTTTACGAAGCAAAACACCAGAGAAGCCCTGCTGCGGGAGAAGGCGGAGATCGAGGCCTATTCCCATACGCCGGAGGGCAGCAGCGGCGCAGGCTGCGAAAGGGTCTGCGCCCGCATGGCGGATTTGCTGGAACGGGGCGCACTGGCGCATTTCTACGGGAAGGTGCTGGAATATGCTGAAAGAAAGGAACGGCGGGAGAAGGGCGGCGGGGAGCAGGCGATCCGCCGCCACAGGCAGGAGATCGAAGGGATGGAGCGAGGAATACGGAAGAAATACAGGCGGCAGCGGCGGCTGCAAATGCGTTTAGAGGATTTGGAGGGTGATGCGGATGGGGACGACGAAACGGGAAATGATCCATTTGCTGCGGCAGATGGGAGATAGAAAAGCTTCGGTGGCATGGTTCCGGCAGAGGAACGAGGAGCTTCGGGGGATATTGCAGAATATTTCGGCGGCTGCGCCCCAGATGGGGGCAGGCTTCGGACAAGGCGGGGCGGCGGACAGCATCGGGCGGGAGATCGTAAGCCGAGAGCAGGCAGAACGGGAGATCGAGATCAACGAAAGAACCATCCGGTGGCGGCTGGCGCAATATGCCGAATTGGCACGGCTGATGCTGGAGGTGCTGACAAAGGAGGAAAAAGACGTGCTTTGGGCAAGGCACGGCGAAGGGCTGCATTGGGATATGGTGGCCTATCGGACGCACATCAGCCGCAGCCATTGTTTTCGGGTGGAGGCGGTGGGGCTGGAAAAGCTGTGCCGGGCTTGGGATGCGAGGGGGGAGAAATAAAAGAGCGGTTTCGCTCTTTTTTTATGGAAAAAAGAAATTTTACATTAGTTCATCGAAAAAAATATGGTATGATAATAAAAAACGGAAAAGATGGGATATGTTAGGAGGGAAAATATTGACATATCATGACTTTCAATCTAGAATACAGGAAATTTTGGAGCCGGAAAGGTATGAAAGTTTACTCGCTGAAACAAAGAAAATACAGACAATATTGGGAGGGCCGGAGCAAAGAGAATATATGATGAATATTTTCTCTAAAACAAATGAGATTTTTTCTTCTGAAGTATTAAGAGAGAACGTTAGAGTTTTTCAGAATTGCAATATTCAGGTTGCCAGTGAACTGCAAAAGGCTGTTTCCCATATTGATGTGCAGGAAATTTCTGCGGTACTCATAGAAGCACTGACGACATTGCAAGACAATATGGCACACAATTCTGCAAGGTGGAACGAAGCGTTCTCTGCTATGGCGAAGGGAATAGAACAGCTTCAGCCGACTTTACAGGGAACCGAATGGGATGGCATACTTGAAGAAATATCGGAAGAACCCCAAAAAAGTGCAGAAGAATTTGCAGAAGCGATCAAGGAACAGATCGAAAATCCCATAGGATTTCAGGAGAGAGTGGCAAACTGGACAGAGGAGAAAAAGAAAAAGCATTTCATTCTGTGGAAAGTTCTCGTTTTAGTTTGGAATGTTTTTATACTTCCTTATTTGCAGGCAGAAGTTGGTATCCCTGCTATAACTAAGGTGGTGAGTTCGGTAAAAGAATTACCTATGATAGGGGCGGAGATTATTTGCCATCTGGGGCAAGGAACAGAAGCAGTTATAACGGAAAATGCGAATGAGTATTATAAAGTTAAGTTTGTGGATGAAAACGGGGAAGAAAAGGAGGGGTTTGTTGAGAAAATGGACTTAATGATCCTGGAGGAGGAAGAAACAGAACTTGAGAAAGAACCCGAAAGATAAGTCTTTGAGAGGTACTTCCAGGAGGATATAGAAACCCACACCGGATGGAAATTACTTGATAGCATTAGCAAAAGAATAAGAGTAAACGAAAAGGGACGGGCTTGCCACTGTCCTTTTTTTATGGGGCGCAAAAGATGAGACTTTTTGGGACGAAATGAGACGTTTTCTGTGGTACAATGATAGTGTGATTTTTTGGAGATGAGAATTTCCGAAGCATCTGAATCATCCTTATCAGCGGTCGAGCCGACGATTACAAAGCACGAACGTACAGCGCAGGCTGTGTGAGGTGATTTGTGGCGGCGAGAGTTAGCGGTTTTTTCCGCAAGGAAAAAAGATATCTTTATTTTCTTAAGAGAGAGGCGGCATCCGAGAGGGAGCCGCCTTTTTCGTTGGAGAAAATGCAGGATCGGAGAAAAAAGGCGCATAAAATTCATTTTTTCCCTGCTTTCTGGCGTTTTCTTTACATTTTAAGGAAGTGTAAAGAAAGGAGCGGAGAAAAAAAGTTTCTTCCTTATAAGGACGGGAAAAAAGAAAGTTTAACACAATGTAGTGATATGTAAAATTGCAAAGAGGCGGGCGAAACCATGAAAAACATTGATTTTTCGGGCTTTTCCCGCCTTTTTGCATTTATGCGGAAAAATACAGACGGAAATTTATACAAAAAAAATTCGGCACCGAAAACAGCAAAGTGCCGGAAAAACGGAGGTGAGGGAGTGGCGAAAAGCAATGAAGAAAAAATTTATGAAAACATGAAAAGCCTTGAAGAATGGGCACTTGCGGGGATTTCTCAAAAGGAAATGGCCGAAATGCTGGGCATGGCCTACAGCACATTTCGGGACCTGAAGAAGAAAATTCCGGCACTTTCGGCACTCCTGAAAAAAAGTGCCGATTTTTTGAAGGCGGAGAAAAAGAAGCAGGTAGAGCAGGTCGAAAAGACTCTCTTTGAACGGTGCATGGGATACAATGCCGACGTGACGAAGCACTACAAACTGAAAAAGCCCATGCTGGACGAGGCAGGGGAGATCGTGACGGTGAGCGGGAAAGTCGTAATGACAGAGGAGCTGAAGGAAGTGACGGAGACCCAGCACATTCCCGCCGACGTGGGGGCGATCAAATTTTTCCTGATGAACCAGGCAAGGGCAGACTGGCAGAACGACCCCGAACGGCTTGCCATTGAAAAGAAGCGGCTTGCTAATGATACCAAGCGGACGAAGCTGGCGGAACAGAATGCCAACGGGCTGAACATGGAAGGCAAGACCGTGGAGGACTATCTGGAAGAAGCCGAATCAGCGGAACTGGAAGAAAGAGCCGCAGGAAGTACTGCGGCGGAACAGCAGAAAGAAGGCGGCGGGAATGGCTAAGACATACCAGGTATTGACAGACCCAAGGAAATACATGGAGCGGTTTTTGAAGATCAAGACCAAAGAAAGCAGGATCGTTCCCTTTCGGCTGAACAGTGCCCAGATACGGCTATATCGAGAGATCGAACGGCTGAAAGCGGAGGGAAAGCCCGTCCGCATCATCATTTTGAAGGCACGGCAGATGGGCTTCTCTACCCTGACGGAAGGGCTGATCTATCACAGCACCGCCACCCAGCGGAATGTAAACAGCCTGATTATTACCCACAAGGACGAGGCGACTACAAACCTGTTCAATATGTCCAAGACCTTCCATGCATACAATCCGGTGCGCCCGATGCTGAAAAACAGCAACGCCAAGGAGCTGATCTTTGAAAATCCCACGAAGAACCAGCAGGAAAAAGCGAGAATGCCGGGGCTTCACAGCAAGATCAAATGCGCCACGGCGGGCGGCAAGGGGGTCGGGCGTTCCGATACCCTGAAAAATGTACACGCCTCAGAGCTGGCCTTCTGGCCTGGGGATATTTTGGAAACGCTGACGGGCTTATTGCAGGCAGTGCCCGCTCTGGCGGGAACGATGGTGATTATCGAAAGCACTGCCAACGGCTTTAATTTCTTCAAAAAGCTATGGGACGATGCGGCGGCAGGGCTGAACGACTTCACGCCCTTTTTTGCGCCATGGCATGAAATGAAAGAATACCGTATGCCCTACCACGGGGAGGAGCTGACGGAGGAGGAAAAAGACCTACAGGCGGCGTTTCATCTGGATGAAGAACAGATCATGTGGCGGCGGTGGTGCATCAAAAACAACTGCGGCGGCGACGTGGAAAAATTTCATCAGGAATACCCCGCCACGCCGGAAGAAGCCTTCCTTGCAACGGGTGCCTGCATCTTCGACACAAGGGCGATCCTGCTGCGGCTTCGGCTGCTGGAAGAAGAACCGGCACCCCGACGGGGCAATTTCCGCTATACGGAGGAACGGCAGGGCATTGACCGGATATTCCTGCGGGAGATCGCTTTCACAGAGAGCGAAAAAGGCGAAATCCTGTTATTCAAGGAGCCGGAGGAAGGCAGACCCTACACCATCGGCGGGGACACTGCCGGAGAAGGCAGCGATTCCTTTACCTGCCAGGTGATCGACAACATCACAGGGGAGCAGGTGGCACGGCTGAAATGGCAGAACTGCGACGAGGATGCCTATGCCAAGCAATTTTATTGTCTGGGGCGATATTACAACTGGGCACTGGCGGCGGTGGAGACCAATTTTTCCACCCATCCCCAGAAGGTGCTGGAATATCTGCAATATCCGATGCTGTATGTGCGGGAAGTGCTGGACAACTACACAGGCAGGCTGCGGGAAAGCTATGGCTTTGCCACAACGGGGCTGACCCGTCCTGTGCTGGTGGCGAAGCTGGTGGAATTTGCCCGAGACGCGATCCACCTGATCCATGACAGGGACACCTTGCAGGAAATGCTGACCTTCATCCGCAACGATGCAGGCAGGGCGGAGGCGGAGCAGGGGGAGCATGACGACTTGGTGATGGCCTACGGCATTGCCCTGATGGCAAGGGGACAGCAGCGCATGAAGATCAAGGAAGAAAAGGAACAGAGAAAGACCCATTGGACTGCGGACATGTGGGAGGATTACCGCAGGGCAAGCAGGGAGGAAAAGGCTTATCTTTTAGAAAAATGGGGAGTCAGCGATTGAGCCAGCGTTTACAAAGCACGAGTTGAACGAGGTGATTTGTGCTGGCGAAAGTTAGCGGTTTTTTCCGCAGGAAAAAAGACATCCTCATCAGCGATTGAGCCAGCGTTTCAGCCGAAGGCGAAAGGAGGTGTGCAGCGAATTGAAATATGTAATGCCCATAGAGGACAGAAAAATGGTGGGGATCGTCGGGGACTATCTCCGAGAACGAAATGAGCGGGACTATGTACTCTTTATGACGGGGGTCTATCTGGGGCGGCGCATCAGCGATATTCTGCAATATCGGGTGCGGGACCTGCGGGGAAAGGAGCGGATCGCCATTCGGGAGCAGAAGGAGGGAAAAACCATCCTGCTGCCCATCAATCCCCACCTGCAAAAGATATATCGGGACTATTTCAAAGGGAAAAAGGACTATGAATACGCCTTCCGCAACAGCCGCAGCAAGCAGAACAAGCCCATTAGCCGTGTGCGGGTGTGGCAGATTTTGAAAGAGGCGGCGGATGCGGTGGATTACGGGGGCAAACTGAGCTGCCATGTCCTCCGCAAGACCTTCGCTTATTGGCTCTACATGGACAGCGGCGGCGATATCGTGATGGTGCAGGAGATATTGGGGCACAGCGACCCCAGCATCACCCGCCGGTATATCGGCATCGAACAGCAGAAGAAGGAAAAGGCCATCAATAGCCTGAAATTTTGAGAGGTGAGACCATGAAAAAAGAAAAGGAAGGGCTGCTGCTTTGGCAGGAGCGGCTGCGGAAAAATACGGCTGCCCTGGCGGGGGAATACGCCAAAATGGACAAGCGGACTGCCCTTTACGAAGGGACCAGGGAGATCGACAAGGCCCCTGGGGCAAAGGGCACACAGAAGGCGGCGCAGGCCAGCGGGGTACGAAACATTGTGGCGGAGCTGATGGAGGCACAGGTAGACAGCTCCTTCCCTCTGCCGAAGGTGACAGCCAGAAAAAAGGAGCAGGAGCATCTGGCAAAGACCATAGAGGACTATCTGCGGAATGAAACAGACCGCCTGCCCTTTGAAATGCTCAACGATATGGACGAGCGGGTCACGCCCATACAGGGCGGGGATATCTTTTTGGTGGAATGGGACAGCGACAGGCATACCCACGAGACCCGAGGGGAGCTTTGCGTAAGCCTGCTGCACCCCAGACAGGTGATCTTCCAGAACGGTGTCAATGATATCAACGACATGGATTACATCATTATCAATAAGGGTATGACGAAAAACCATGTGCGGGAGCTTTGGGGCATCAGCGTGGAGGAAGAAAACGAGAGCGACCCCGAGAGCCGCGGCGGCAGGGATACGGCGGATGATCTGGTAACGGTGCATTTCGGCTATTTCCGCAACAAAAAAGGCGGTATCGGGCGGTATACCTGGGTAAATGATACGGAGCTGGAAAGCCTGGAGGACTACCAGGCCAGAAAAACAAAAAAATGCGCCCAATGCGGGGCCAGCGTGGCGGGGGATGCCGTCTGCCCCTATTGCGGCAGCAGAAAAATAGAGGAAACGGACAGCGACACCATGGAGCTTTACGAGGACATCGAGCGGAGCGACGGTTCTATCATCCCCATGATGACAACGGCGCAGGAATATCCGGCGGAGATCCAGCAGGAAATTTTGATGGACGGCAGGACGGGGGAGGCATACGAAGCCATTCCCCAGGAGGTCAGCCGCCCGACGAAGATACCCTACTATAAGCCGGACATTTATCCCATTGTGATACGGAAGAACGTCAGCAGCTGGGGCAAGCCCCTGGGGGACAGCGACGTGGACAAGATCGCCGATCAGCAGAACATGATTAAAAAATGCGACACCCGCATACAGGAAAAGCTGGACAAGGGCGGCAGTGTGCTGACCCTCAGCGACAAAACGGACATAGAGCAAACGGACGAACAGTTAAAGGTCGTGAAGTATAAGACTCCCGACGAGGCAAGCATGTTCGGGGTGCATAACATTCAGGTGGATACCAGCTACGACCAGAGCATTGCCGATGCCAATTATCAGCAGGCAAGGAATATTCTGGGGATCACCGACAGTTTTCAGGGCAGACCTGACCGCACGGCAACCAGCGGCACCGCAAAGCAGGTGGCCGTTGCCCAGAGCGCGGGACGGCTGGAAAGCAAGCGCATTATGAAAAATGCCATGTATGGCGATCTGTATCGGGTGATGTTCAAATTCCTGCTGGCCTACAGCGACGAGCCCAGAGCGGTGCGCCACAAAAACGTGGACGGCAGCACAGACTACAGCGAATTTAATAAATACGACTTTCTGGCGCAGGATGCGGCGGGGGAATGGTACTGGCTGGACGATTTCTTATTCAGCGTGGACAACACCAGCAGTCTGGTAGGCAACCGAGAAGCCATGTGGCAGGAGATCAGAATGAACTTGCAAACGGGAGCCTTCGGCGACCCTGCTAATCCGGAAACGCTGATCCTGTTCTGGTCGATGATGGCAAACCAGCATTACCCCGGCGCAGCAGAGGTAAAGGAACAACTGGAAAACCAAAGACAACAGCAGATGGAACAAATGCAAATGGGTCAGCCTATGGGACAAATGGCAGGACAACCCATGGGAAAGGCAGGTGCGGGCTATGATCTGTAAGAAATGCGGCATGGAGGCCATGATCCAGGAGCGGAGTAAGCTTCTCTTTGAGGGCGATACTTCCCCAGAGGAGGAAACAAAGGCGTATTACATCCAGAAATATTGCTGCCGGAACCCGAATTGCGGCGCATACGGGAAGGAGATCGCCGAGAAAAAAGTATATTTGGATTAAAGAAAGACTGGAAACAGTCTTTTTTTGATAGTGGTTTTTCTGTATGGAAAGACCAGAACTCTAGTTTCTTGAAAAATGAAAGCAACGTCACAAAGGGAAGGAGGCGAAGGGCATGAGAAAGCATGGCAACGGGCTGGAAACCGGCAGAGGCGGCACCATGGAGGTGAAAGCCACCAAGGGCAGCGAGCAGGCAAAGCACCCTGCAAAGCAGACGGGCGGCGACCTGAGAAGCGGCAAACGGAAATAAGGGAAAGGAGAAACAGCAATGGACCCGACAAATGAAGCATTGGAAACGTATTTTGAAGAAGAAACGACGGAGGAGACCACAGAAACATTGGAAACAGAGACGGCCGGCACTGACGCCGGCGGAGGTGATCCCACAGAGGATGAGGGCGGGGAGAATATCCCCGCAGAAGGCACAGACGGGGAGGAACCCGGCGGGGCGGGGCAATTTACGGCGGAGCAGCAGGCGGCCATTGCCGCCCAGACGCAGAAGCAGGTGGATGCCTTCTACCGCCGGCAGTATGCGGGCTTTCTGAACCCCTATACCCAGAAACCCATTGAAACAGAGGCGGATTTTCAGGCATATACGCAGGCCTTTGAAGCGGAGGAACAGCAAAGAAGGCTGGCGGAGGCAGGCATAGACCAGCAGGTATTGGATGATTACATTCGCCATCACCCTGTTTTTCAGCAGGCGGAGCAGGTCATCCGTGAACAGCAGCAGAGCCAGGCAAACGCCTTTATGCAGGAGGAATTTCGTGCCTTGCAAAAGGAATTTCCCGATTGCGGACTGAACGACCCCAAGGAGCTTTACGCCACAGAGGCGGGCAAGAAAGCCTTGCAGATGTGGGCAAACACGCCGGGGGTCACGCTGGCAGATGCCTATGCCGCCACCCACAGAGGGGAGATCAGCAAACGGCAGTCCGCCGCGGTGAAGCAGGGAGTATTGAACGAGATGAACGGCAAAAGCCACCTGCGCCAGACCAAGGGCGGCGGCGAAGCCCAGAGGACGGTGCCTGCGGATGTGGAAGCGGCATATCATGTCTTTTTCCCCGACGCTACGGCGGAAGAAATTGCGGAAATGTATTGGAAAAATCAGCAGAACGAAGAAAAAAGGAGTTGAGAGGATATGTTCAAGGTAAAGGACAGACAGGGAAACAGCGTAGAACCCTTTGAATATCTGCCGATCACGGAAAAAGAGGTCTATACATTGGGCGAAGCCCTGAAAATGGGCGCAAAGGCGACCAAATGCGGCGCAACAGAAAAGCCCACCCATATTTGTATGGGTCCCGCCAATGGAATGACGGTGCCTGCCATCCCCGTGAAGGCGACGACCAGATTTGAGGTGCCCTATACGGCGGCACCGGCGGTGGGGGCGGCAGTGACCCTGCATACAGACGGCTTGCAGGTGACGGCAACGACCGCCAGCGGGGTATTCACTGTGACCGATGTGGACACGGAAAAGGGTACGGCTTGCGGATACTTCCGCTAAGCGGTTTTAAATCAATGAACAACGACAGAGCGGCTTTCTTTGGAGAACAAAGAGGGTCGCTTTTTGATTGCGAAAAGGAGTGAAAGAAATGAGTGGTATGATCTTTTCTCAGGCATCCGGCGTGAATGATTCCATTTTCGGAAAGAGCCAGGAGCCTATCAAATCCATGATTATGGCAGGGGTGGAAAGCTTTGAGGCGCGCAGCCTGCTGAATAAAATCTTCTACATGGACAAGACAAACAATTTTGCGGAAAAATATGCGACCATGACCGCATTGGGGGACTTTGAGGACGTGGGCGAAAACGGTGCGACCCCCAAGAGCGGCTTTCAGGAGGGCTTTTGCAAGGTGATCGAGCCTTCTACATGGAAAAACGGCTTTGAGATCACCCAGGAAATGATGGAGGATCACAAGCTGGGGGACATCAAGAACGGCACGAAACGCTTTACCACAGCCTACGGCAGAACCAGAGAGAAATTCGGTGCGGCTCTCCTGGCAAACGGGCACCAGAAAACCATGCGCTTCGGTAAGAAAACCTATAGCATTACCTGTGCCGATGGGACAGCTATGTTTAACCCCGCCCATCCCTCCAAGACCAAGGGAACGAAATTCACCCAGAGCAACCTGTTTAAAGGAGCGTTCAGCGTGGCGGTGATGGATGCCGTGCAGGAGGCTATGCAGAATTTCTGCGACGACGATGGGAACCTGTTGAACGTGATGCCTGATACCATCATCATTCCAAACAGCGGCCCCTTGAAACGGGCGGTGCTGGCGGCGGTAGGCAGTGAGCTGGACCCCGAAAACCAGAACCACGCCTGGAACTTCCAGTGCGGGCTTTGGAATGTGCTGGTATGGAACTATCTGCCCCAGACCATCAATGGCAAGCCCTATTTCCTGATGGCGGACAGCCAG